AGAAAATCAAGAAATACTATGGAAGTGCAAACTTAACGATGATACAGTAGTTTGGTCTGATTTTGATAATCCAGAATACTTAGATAAAGATCCTTGGACAAGATTAAAAATATATTGTCATAATAACAATAAAACAATCACTGAAGTAAAAGTAACTTGTCCGGGAATGCCAGAAATTGTAGTTTATAGTGATCCCAATGGATTAGATAATATCTTTATAACTAGAGGAATGTCAAAAGATATAAATGACGATGACTCTATTCCGTTTAGATTTATGTGTTTTGGGAAACTTGCAGAAGATAACAAGATACATGTACAAAAATTCTACTGGCCAGAATTTGAATTAGCAGAGTATAATGAAATTAGAGAAGTGACTATTGAAAATGATAAGCTTCTCTATAAGAAGAAACAAATGTGCGGAGATAATTGTAAATGTCAAAGCATAGAACAGATCTAAGCAAATATAAATCCCCGTCCACCGGGGATTTTTGCACTCCTGCTCAGTATGTAGCTGAGATTATTTGTCAAAGACAAGCAAAGCACGAAAAAGCTGGAACATTACCTTATAAATTTTGGAACAAAGGTAAATGGAAAAGCATATACATTCGTCAAATTGGATTAGCAAATAAGCTGATCAAAGAATTTGGCGAAGACGCTATGATGAAATTTGTTAATTCCAAGGAAGGCATTAGGACTATTTCTCTGGGAGCTAGAAATGTCAAAAATTCTTTACAAAGAATTAGAATTGAGCTTGACAACGCCCCAAAGCATGATACAATTGAGATAATAGAAGTGAAGGAGTCAGTATACACTCCTAGACAATCTTTTGGAAATAAAACACTGTTGCAGAGACTAAAGGAAATTGAAAATGGCGACTGATAAAGAGTTTATTAAAAAATATGGTGACTATGTTACTACAGGAGATAAAGTCCTTGAAACAAAGAGAAATTACAAAACGATATCAATTAGTCCTGCTATTGATTTGGCTCTTGGTGGTGGTATCAAAGAGGGTTCTTGGATGATCTTATCTGGCCCCCCAAAGGCTGGAAAAACTACAACAACTATGCAGATCATCGCTAACTGTCAAGCTCTTGGTCGTAAGATCATTTATCTTGATGTTGAAGGTCGATTAAAAGAAATGAACTTTGAAATTCCGGGAATTGACCCGTCTCTAGTTCAAGTTATTAGATCTGGAGATGAACCGCTGGCAGCAGAAACATTTTTAGATATTGCAAGAAAACTAATATCAGACAAAGATAATGAGGGCTGCGTATTAGTCATTGACTCCATATCTTCTCTCATTCCATCTCGCGATCTTGATGAGGATATTAGCGGAATGACAAGACCGGGGCTTCCAAAGATCTTATCTGATTTTGTTAAGAAAACTGGACAAACGGTTCCTAATCAAAAATGCTTAGTAATTATGATTACACACATGATTACAAACACTAGTGGCTATGGTAAGTCAAAAATGGCCGATGGTGGCGTTAAGATTCAATTTCAAGCAGATACACGTATGGAAGTCAAAAGCGTAGCTCCTTGGGAAGCGGCAGGATCTTCAAAAGAAAACAAGAATGTCATTGGATTGAAAGTAACATGGGATATTTTATGCTCATCAATCGGATCACCATATAAAACTTGCGATAGTTGGATTAGGTTTGGGCAGGGTATTGACAAAGTACAAGAAATTCTTATGATTGCTATTGACCTTGGATTAATTTCAGTTGCTGGATCTTGGTATAATCTTGATTTTATTGAGACTGAAAAGGTTAAACTTCAAGGACAAGAAAAGGTATATAATTATCTTAACGAGCATTCAGAGTTCTATGCCTTGCTTGAACTTAAAGTTAAGGAAATGTTATATTGAAAATTATAGGATTGGATCAGCAAGAGTATTCATGGATTCCAAGTAATAATATTGTTGATACAGAAAAAAGATCTGGACTGCATAATAAAGCTAAAGAACTATTAAAGGAGAAGTATCCTAATGATAGGATTTTAGAAGAATTAATATTGCCCGGAACAAAAACATCAAATAGAAAATCCACCCTTAAGGCGGATTTTTTTATTCCTGTAAGAAAGCTTATTGTTGAAGTTCATGGTGAACAACACACAGAGTTTAATAACTTCTTTTTTAAGAGTAAAATGGATTTTTACAAAGCTCAAGCTAGAGATAGGGACAAGAAGCAGTGGTGTGAAATAAATAATTTAGAATTAATAGAACTGTTCCATAACGAATCTATTGAAGAGTGGAGAGGCAAGATATGGAGGAATTAGAAGATAAGATAAAAAAGTTTCATGAGAACATTGACAATTGGATTAAAGAGAGTAAAATAGATTATGGTACTGACTTTGGGGACAAAGCAGATGAGGTGGGAAAGATACTACACTACTCTCGCGAAGAATTAAAATCCATGACGTTTCCAGATTATCAAGCCTCAATTTTCTTGCTCAACCAATACCTTATGCATCTCAAAAGCATTATAGCAAGAGAGAAAGCTGTTAAAGCTTGGGCAGAACAAGGTATATGGTATATTGTTACGGGCGTTAGTCATGATAAATATGCCAAATGGGAAGAGAAATATCATTCAGCTATTAGAAATCATAAATCAGGATTAAAGCTGCAAATGCTTAAAACAACAGCTGAGGCTAGAATATTAGCGGGGGAAGCAACAATTGGATCAGTAGAAACTGCCATGAAGGTTTTTGAAAATATGGGGAGAAATAAAAGTTATGAGCGATCTTAAAGAGCAAGCTAAAAAAATTATAGCCAAAGGAAAGGCTTTAGGGGATGTGGAATTAATCAATATGGGGCTTGAAATGCTTGATGGTTTTGACGCTGCAAAAGATTTGCTAGATGAAAAGATACAACTAGCTAAAACTCCATTAGTTGACAGAATTCCGTCTATCATTCCGACTCCAAGTCAGCGACAACATATGAGGGCTGCATCAAGTAAAATTGATATTACAGATCAATTCAGAGTTAACAAAGAATCCGTAATCTCTGCAAAGTATGGCAAGAAAGTTTCTGTCTTGGTGGGCGAAAGAAATAATAAATTTACCGACGATGGAACTGAAGCATCAGATTTAAAGGGAAAAACTCCAGAATTTAAACCAGCAGAAAGAAGCAGAAAAGTTAAAACAGTTTCTGCTACATGTCAAGTATGTGGCAAGGTAGAAAAAGTAAATGAAATCTTTACAATTGGCCGCGAAGTTTATCGCTGTGAATCTTGTTTATTGAAAGGGAAATCATGAGTACATTTGAAAGTCGTGAATTAGCCGTTAAGTTACTTACGTCCACTGCAAAACTTCCAGACAAAGCTAATACATTTGATGCTGGACTAGATTTGTATAATGACGAACAAGAGACAATTACAATTGCTCCGGGGCAACGTAGGCTTATCTCAACTGGCATTGCAGTAGCGATCCCAAAGGGCTTTGTTGGGCTAATTTGGCCTCGCTCTGGTCACGCAGTGAAGAAGGGGATCGATACTATGGCTGGAGTGATTGATTCGCCATACAGAGGAGAGGTGAAGGTTTTACTAGTTAATGAAAGCGATGAATATCAAACTTTTAATTTCGGAGATAAAATTGCTCAAATTTTAATCCAATACTCTCCAGATTTTACTCCTGTAGCTGTTGACAATTTAAGCGAAACTTCTCGCGGAGAAAATGGCTTTGGGAGTTCAGGGTCTTGACATATCTCAAAATAGGGTTTATACTATTCATAGCATTCTACTGTATAGTATCGTATAGAATAATCAGCGGCACAATTATAGGGGAAGTGAGAGACAGATGAATACACTAGTAGCACTGGCAGCAATGTCATTAGGTCAATTTTTTGTGGTTAATCCACAAATTCCAGTTGTGGTTCAGCAACCTCAACCAATCGTAGTCCAATATCAGTATGTAGTACAACAACCACAGTACATAATTGTACCTAGAGTAATTTATGTGCCAGTACAGGTTCAAACATACCAACCCGTATACTATCCATATCCAATCTATAGAATTTACCCTTAAGGAGAACGCAATGAGCGAAGAAAAGAATCCATTAAATGTTTATAATCAACTAGAGATTATTAAAAATGCTGTTGACCAGATTGAAACAATTCATGTATATGAACTTGCCAATCGCCAATTTGGATCTTCAGCAGAAGAAGAGCTAAGGAAGCGAATCGACGAGTTAGATAAGCAAATTCTTGAATATGAATTGCAGCTTGCAGACTCGCAAGGTTATATTGACGATATATTAGATTCAAACAAGAGATTGCTTGAAGCAAATAATCAACTTATCTCCGAAAAGAATTTAGCATTAGAAAATCGTCAACTAACACAAGATCAGGCAGATAAAATAGTTTCTGCTTATCATCAATTGCCTTGGATTGTGAAGAAGTTTTATGGAGTGAATTAATATGAGTCAGACCGAATTGCAGAACTTGCCAACAGAACGTGCCGTCCTCGCTGGCATCTGCCAGTTCGGACTGGAAGTTTATGTTGAGCTTGACTTCTTGCAAGCAGAGTACTTTAGCCACGAATTAAATCAGGTTATATTTACATGCTTGCAAGACGTTATTAACAATAATCAGAATATTGAATATCTCTCTATATTCTCAACAGCTCAAAAGCTTGGCGTGTATGAATTAATTAATAAAGCGACTGAAATGAGTTTCATCCGGTCGCTTTTTAATTTTCCTATCAATAAAGATAACATTCCTAAATTTGCAGCTAAATTAACTAAACTTAAATTAGCTAGAGATATTAAGAAGACGTTATCTATATGTGATAAGTCAATGACTAAGATCACAGGTGATGAGAGTGTAGAAGATATTATTGGCATGGTTGAAACTCCAATTATGGAGATTACATCTCTTGCATATAAAGAGCAGAACAATAAGACAGTCCTCTTGGGGGAAAATATTGATGAGTATGTTGAATATCTTATTAATAACCCTTCTGATTATCTTGGTATTCCTACCGGATTCCCTAGATTCGACGAAGCAATAGGTGGTGGACTCCGAAGAAAGTCAGTCACTCTAATAGGAGCTAGAACTGGCGTTGGTAAAAGTGTTATCTCTACCAATGTT